GGCAGTGTTTGCTTGTCCACTTCTCCATGTATTTACATCTACCATACTTTTAAATTGAGGAGTTCTTACAATACCAATACATCCGTATGTATTCTTATCACCGATCTTTGTATTATCTTCTGCTGTAATATAAGCATACATTGAAAAATGTTTACATCTAAATTCGTCAAGCAAGTTATAACCGTGTCCACCTTTTGGTTCAATAATAGGTTTAATTGTTGCTCTTACGTCTGCTGATTCTGTTCCACCTGGATTAAAGTCAATGATAGGATCAACGACTGATGCAATTGCATTATTATATCCTGAACCTTTATTTAACAATATGACTTTATTAATTCCACCGGAATCAATCTCAGGAACTGCAACTGCTCCTACTCCGTCACCTTGAATAATAACTCTTGGGAATATTTTAATATTTGCGTTTACGACTGAAGTAGAAATTTCCCAATCAGTTAATGCTTCCCAGGTACCGCCTGAATCATAATTAGTAAATCCACTTCCATCTAAATCAGTAACCAATAAAGGATCAGCTTTTAATGAGAATGTATCGGCATCAATTACTGAAACATAAAATGTTGTAGCTGCTACTGTATCAGATGACAATTCATTAAGATTTAATTCAACCATACCTTGAACATTTCTAAAAGTAATTGGTTGTCCGTTAACTAAGTTGTGGTCAGTTGATGTAATAGCAACTGGTGCAGCTGCTGTTGCATTTTCAATAACACCACGTCTAGGATCTGCTAATTCTCCACCTACAACAATTCTTGCTAAACCTGAACCTGTTTGTAATTCATATGATTTAATTACAAATAAGTTGGTAACACTTGAACTTGGGTTTGTAGCATAAAGATATTGACCTACATAATAATTATCGGTTTCATTCCAATCTTGTTCTCTAGGATCTATTTCTAATAAAACATCACCGTGAGTTAAAGGACTACCTACTCTACCAAGGTTTCTATTAATAAGTCCATTCTTTTCTTCGTATCCATTATTCACAATTGCATTAGTTACTTGAATCTCTGAAATACCACCGCCGTAAACCTCAGCTGGTTCAATGGTTGTTTCAGGATCAATTGGTATATAACCTAAAGCATTATAACCTTCGAATTGTAATGTAGTGAGACGATACATATACTTCCACACATAACCATCGGCAGTTTCATAAACTTGATTTACGTTAGCTGCATCAAATGTTGGTGGAGATTCTGAACCTACGCCTTCGTTATTATTAAGGCATTTATAAATTCTATAATCATCGGTATCATTATCGTTAGGACCAACGACCGCGTAAAACTTAAGACCGTCTAAATCAATACTATCATCGTATTCAGCGTATACGGTTCCTCTTTGCCAAGGATAATACTTTATCATAAAGTTAATATCATCGTTCTTTATCTTTTTGGCAAATAGAGTCTTTTCTAAAAACTCATTTTGAGAAGTAGCAGAATCAACTGGCTCAATACCGCCAATGCTGGAAACAAACATATAATAGTCATCGTTAGCCTTTGCATCAGCTATGAATAACTTATTAATGTCTTGATTAAAATTGTTTGTTAAAATTTCAGGCATTGTTATTTGAATCTCTATATTTTAGTTTATTTATATCCATTGGGCTAACCTCTCTTTCTTAATCTTGGTCGTGGATATACGCTACCACTTGTAGGTCTTGCTTTTGCATTTACTTTTGGAAAACTCGCACCAGATTCTGGTCTTTGGTTAATCCATCTTAATATTCTATTTGGTGCACCTTGTAAACTTACAAGATCAGTACTACTATCAGTTCCTGTATCATACATTAAATCTTTAGTTGCATTTGCCTCTAACCATTCATTGACTTGCGCTTGATTTAGGCCAGGATTACTTTCCATAAGTAATGCAACCACACCAGTAACTTGTGGGGAAGACATGCTTGTTCCACTCTTCTTAGTAAGATAAAACGAACTATTTCTAGAATCACTTACGGTGGCACCAGTAGATGTTAATTGTGAACTCATTATTTGCCTTCCGGCTGCATGAATATCAACTCCATCACCACAAACTGACCAATATCCTTTACGGTCATCTTTATAACCATCAAGTGTGCCAACATTTATAGTAGGTTCATTGAGGGATATACCAGCTGTTCTGTTACTCGGAATAATTGAAGCATATGTATTAGATCCTATCCTAAGGTACAAATAATTTTCATAGTCTTGATTACCAGTATTATTCGTTTCTTTTTGAGAATGATTTCCTGCGGAAGTTACTACAATAATACCGTCGGCTATTGCATCAGTAATATCTGCGTTAATTGAATTTGAATTATAGCCGAGAGTCCAATTACCACCAGGCGGTACATATATACCTCTTGCTTCTAATTCAGAATCAGTTAAATCAGATCCTTGATCACCATACTTATCGTACGTTACTCCTCTATATCTAACTATACCAACTCCATTATAAATCCCATTGGTAATTCGACTATCTCTACTAACAGATCCATTATAACTATGATTACTTACTGTAGGATTTCTTCTTCCTGTGGCTGGGTTAATTGGTTTAGTATTATGCCATTCGCGAATATAATCCCATAATGTAGATGGTACAAGAGGTGAACTATTCACAACCTGATTGACTGCACCAGTATAATAAAATTCTAAACTGTAAATATTTGCTTCTCTTGCCCAACCTAAAGTATTTCCTGCTACGGTTCCTGCCACATGAACACCATGATTAGTATCACTTTCTACGCCCATTGTATTATAATCATAGGTACCATTAGCGCCATAACCTAATTGATTTGTTAGAGAGAACCAATTAAACGGCACAACTCTACTTCCTCCTGTCCCATCAGCATTGACGGCAAGCTCTGGGTGGCCCATGGCAGTTGTTGTGATTGCTCCATCAACGATTAATACATCAACATTTTTTCCTGAAGCAGTTATATTAACAGTTGCAGATGAAATGTTGGTACTTCCAGATAATGCTTCATCTCCCCACGTGCCACTTTCTGCATTGGCACCAATAGTGTGTCGTAGTATTCCCCAATTTTTATCCCCTGTGACAGCAACGCCATTATTTCTTTTCCAATTACCGGATTCAGAATATCCACTCGCTTTCCATTCTATAGAATCAATTAATGCTTTTGATTCTATACTCATTACTCGAGGATCTTTTTCTAATTCAATTACTTCCTCAGGTGTTAACATATAATGAGTGTTACGACTGATTTGTCTTCTTAATTGTAAATCAACTGCTCTATCAGGAATATAAAGATCGCCACCAGGCGTTTCCATATCGTTATAGAAATCGTCTAAGTCTTCTCTGTTATGAAGAGTGACAATATATTCTTCCATTATCTTAAGCCTCTAATTGAAGTATTTCTATAGCTACTGTAATGGCCGTTGTGCCACCACTTTTGTTTCTTACTTTAACAGGTATGTTTGTTGTTGGTGTTGATTCTAAATTATAACCAATAGTTCCTGGTGATAATCTTACCGTTTCAGCTCCTGTTGTAATTACCTCAGCAATAATACCAGCATCCGGTGCAGGATCTGTTGTTTCTGATCTTGAGTTATCTGATGTACGAGCACTAGCATCAGTGTAAAGAGTTACCCAAGCCGCGGCTGATGTTGTAATCGTATATAATGCGTATCCTTTAAATCCAGTAATATCAAGGTCTGTTGATACTCCATCAGCAATTGATGCTGTAGCCTGAGAAGGAGATGTACGACTTGGTAAACTTCCGCCTCCACCACCGCCACCGCCTGCAGCCGCTTCAACAACAATAGTACCAACCATACTTGCGTGTGCTTGACATATGTACCTATAGTTACCAGAAATACCTGCTGGTATTTTCCAGAACATGGCACCACCGATTCCTGCGTTTGCGTTTGCGCCTTCGTAATAGTTTCCTGAATCTAAAGCAACCAAACCGTCGTTATAATCTGCACCACCCGCAGTTTGAATTACGAATGGGTGAACTGCACCACCCGCATCAGTTAAATCAAATCCAACTGTTGTTCCTGCTTTAACATAAATCGTTGGGTTATCAGTTGTTCCATATTGGTCAAAACGATATGAGGATGAACCGTTATGAGTAACCTTTAATACTGTAGCAGCATTTTGGAAAGTATTATGAAAAGCAGCTTTATCTGAAACACTGGAAGGCTGTTCACTAATGTCTGAATAAGTTGGAGTGAATGTTACGTTTCTCCAAGTCCCATCATTACCGAAGTATTTTAAAATATCATTAGATTGTGGATTTGTAATTGTTGTGTTAGTAATGTCAGTCATAGCAACTGAACCACCACCTCCGCTACCAGTTGCATCTGCAACCCAAGCGTAATCAGTTCCATTCCAAGATAGAATTTGTCCACTTGAAGCACTACTTATATTTAAGTGAGTATCAACATCGCTTGTTCCAAATGAACTTCCGCCTGAACCTGTTTGATCGTTAACCCATGCAAAGTCAGAACCATCCCAACTTAATATTTGATTTGAGCCGGCTGAACTTACATTTAAGTGAGCAGACACCTCGGTATCACCGTATGAACTACCGGAACCACCTGATTGAGCAACCCAAGCGTAATCAGTTCCATTCCAACTTAATACATATCCTGCATCTGGGTCAGTTTGATTTAAATGAGTATCAACATCAGAATTACTGTATGAACTACCGGAACCACTTGATTGAGCAACCCATGAATATGTTCCATCTGCTTGTGTACTTAAAACGTGTCCTGCGGTTTCAGAGTTACTAAGATTTACACTATATACCCAAGCATTTAATGGGTCTGTGTAATTTAGAATTGCTCCTTCTGAAGTATCAGCAAGAAGTCTTCTCCAATCACCATGAGCATAATATAATGAACCGGTATCATGTGCATGGCCTATAGAACCATGATAAGTACCTGGATTAATATTATCGAGCTCAAGTTTCGTATCATATAAGAATGATATTTTATGCGGTTTACCTGATAGGTCTAAATTACCATTAATGTCGAATAGATCAGTTGCATTACTTGCATCTCCTAGCGCCAGGTAAATCTCATTAAAGTTATCGTTTGCTTTATCGAATGCAGAACGTAACGGATCACCTGTTCCGTCGTTAGCGGATGCACCGATATTAATTATTTGTTTAGACATTTTATTTTCCTAAAATTCTTTATTAAATTATTTATTCTCATTGCTTATGACGGAGGTGTCGCAATGTCGTAATTGTTTTCGAGGTACATCTGTAATAGATGTTTCATATCATCACTAACAGTATGTGCAACATCTTCACGCAAGAATATTACATTGCCATAATCAAATATTCTACTTGTACCTCCGTAGGCATTTTGTACTGCACCTTCTACTCCAGTGTATCCTTGTGCCTGAGCAAACCTATAAGCAGAATCTCGAGCAGAGAGGAAGTCAACTCCAAGAGCCTCTCCTCCACCATAAGGAACAACAAGATCTGCTCTTCCATTCATTTGAACAATTCTTCTTTGTGGTATTGGATTCTTAGGCGTTGTATATCCATCATTTGTATAATCATCACCTGTATATAATTCAGTGAAAGGATACCAGAATGAACTATCTCTGTATTGACTTGTATTTGTTTGAGATATCATACATACAATAGTATCAATCGCAGGATCATCAATCTCAACCGCTGCCCTTAATGCAAGTGCACCACCATTTGATACACCTACAATACGAATCTTGGTACTATCAACATTAGAATAAGTTTGAAGTAACGCAACAAACTCCTCCAACACTTCAATATCAGGTCCTTTAGACTGTTCGTTAGAAATGTTCCATGAGTTTTCATATCCTTGTAAGCTAAGAACAATATGTCCTGGCAATAAATCTTTGAATTGATTTACCATACCTGAACCAGTACCACCATTGCCATGTAATAAAATAGCAACTGGGTAAGGAGCCGTACCTGTTTCAGGCATACTTATACCTACAGCATAATCATGGAATCCTTGGAACCAATTCTTTGTAATTGTTAAATCAGGTATTGCAGTTGGACTTAATGTTAATCCACCTTCTCCACCAGGTTCGTGGTCAGCCGATACAAGAGCACTATCAGCCGTATAGTTTGTGACGTCCGCCGCAAGATTAACTGTATTCGCAACATCAAACGGAGAACCTTTGCCATCATCATTAAATAGTCTTAAGAACCTTGGTCTAATTGTTCCACCAACCTTTGCCTTAAATATAAAGTCTCCAAATAGTTTAGAACCTGCTAAGTGAACATTTTCTTTTAATAGCTTTTCATAATTCTGTAGTGGTAAGCTTGATTTAATTTGATAAGAATATTCTTGATAGAAATTACTATCTTGTATTCTTTGTCCTGAATCTAAATACTCTTGGTCGTATACATTGATTGTTTCGTTAAGTACCCATAAAAGATTTTCATGTGATTCATACCAAACTTGTTGTTTCATTGAAGGAACTACAATATTGTTCCATCTTGCTGTAATATTTTCTGCAGCTGATTTCATTGATAATTGTTGGAAGAAAGTTGCAGTTGCAGCATTAATTGGTTGTGCCTGTTTACTTAAATCATATATCGCAAATCCATCTTCTGCTGTACTATTGAACCAACTTTCAAACGAAGGAGAAAGCCAAGGGTATAGAGTTATTGGATCTTGACCTAAAGCAAGTCTTAAAACAACTAAAGAAAAGTCCATTAGAGGTAAATTTGTTGTGGTTGTTGTTACACCATTTTGTTTCCAACCACTTAAGTGAGAATTGGTACCTGCCCAATAACCACTTGTTTGACCTTGATTCTCTGCTTCGATAATACCGTGAGAAACAAATTTTCCATCGTCCTGTCTTAATTCACCAAGACCACCAGCAAAATCTATAATCTGATCTGGATCTACTTCGTATTCCCAATAACCAAACCCAGAGTTTAATATACTTACTTCTGAAATCTTACCAATGGCAAATTCTGTTTCTGACTCAATAATAGCATTGTCACCAAATCTATCTGTACCAGCATAATCGTTTGAAATACTTAATACATCAAATGGGGCCGTTGGTGAATTTTCTAAATAAACTCTTTCGACTCTATTAAATCCATCAATGTCATACGGTGTTACTGTAACGAATCCTTCTTGTTGGTTAATTGACTTTACAATACCAACGACAGCAGAATCCCAACCTTTTACTCTATCACCAACCGAGAATGATCCTGCGTCACCTGCATCAGTAAATAGAATTGATTGATTCTTACGATCTACATTTTTAATTAATGAATCCTGAGCAATCGCAAATACATCGGATTGATAATCTGCACCTGGGTTATCATTAGCAAACGATACGATTCTTCCAATTGATAAATCTTGAATATCAAATGCTTGATCTAACGGTGTCGTTAAACTAACAGGAGAAGCAGATCCTGACATAGGAGCCGTAGCTTCATAATCAGGTGCACTTATTACTGTAGGTAAATGTGGAGTTATAACATCGGTAATAATAGAAGCAATTGTTGTATCACCTAACTGAGAAACAATAACATCACCTGTATCATTTGTGTCAGGATATAATGGTCCTGGAGATGAAGCATTAGGTTGTACTAATTGATTCTGAACAAGAGCCAAGTTAATTGAAAGTTGTGTTTGTGCAACACCGTCAATAGGTGGTCTTATTGTTGTGACCGTAGAGTTTGGAGTAAATGTTCCGCCATCAGTACCACTTGCATGTCTAACACCGACTGAAGCCAAGTTTTGTCCAATGACCATTGCTTGGTTACCATTGCCGTCTTCTAATAATTCTCCAACTCTGAATCCTAAATTATAACCGTCTACACTGTTGTCTAAAATAATTGATTGGTCGGAAACTAATAACCTTGTATTATCAATTGTGTAACCATAACCGCCATCAACTAAATCATATTTAATTTGACCTGACGCTTCTCTTGTTACACCAGTGACAATTGCTTTACCTGCATTACCATCTTTTTGATGTACATTAAGAACTTCACCAATTTCTCTACCCGGCAAGTTCTTTCTTTTTGCTCCGACTCTTGATCTATCAACAATGGTAAACTTTGAAAGAGATCCGTTTGCTTTACCAAAGTTAACTACTTCTCCTTCTATGTTAGATAAAATATCTTCATACTTTTTAAA